CCACTTTTTGGCTACGCTTCTCCCGTAGTTCATCCCTCTTTTTGCTGCCCCATATTTGTCTCCGCTAAGCACCCGCCATAACCATGCTCCTACTCCCCCAGCCGCCGTTGCCCCGACAATTCCCGCTGCTCCTTTTGCTAGATTTCCCATGCCTTTCGTTTTTTCTTCTACAAATTCTTCCCACTTGGCGTTAACTTCCAATATCCTTGCTTCTATCTCTATTTTTCTGGTTTGGCTCTTCGTTCTTTCTCTTTCTGCGTCGAGATTGCTTATTTCTACTGCCGTTTTTCGCGCGACCTCTTTTAGATTTATTACATTTTGTTCCGAAATCTGTATTCCCTTCTCCAAGAGCCTCTTTTGGATGTAATTATTATCTGTTCGTGATATACTTTCCGTGATTTCTTGGTCATTTTTGCCTATTCTGCTTACTGCTTCCGTCGCATCGACCACCTGTCGTGCCTCCGCCGTCTGGGCATTTTTTGTGTCTGTATATATTTTCCCGACATCTCCGACCACGGATTGCACGCCTTGCGACGCACTTATCATGGGTATCATCCCTCCCGTCGCCGCACCCGTTATCCCCCCCGCCATCAGCGGGTTTATCCCCGCGTTTCGGAGGTCTTTCGTCCTTCTCGTTATGGCATTATCTGCACGATGCCTGTCTATCATTATATTCATTTGGTTTAATCTATTTGCTTCCTCTTGGTCATCGCGTTTTTTACTTTGTCCGAAAAGTCCTGCTATGCCTCCGAGCACGGCGGGTATCATAGCAGTTCCGCAGGGTTGCTTTCAAGCGGTAACGGCAGGCTCGTACCTATGCTCGCTGTATGAATAAAAATTGCATCGGGTTCATCCGTATATACTTTTATTCTTTGCATATCTGCGTTGCATTGGACAAAGTCTATGTTGTATTCCACGTGACTTTCAAATTTTCTAGCTAGCGTAAAGCTGGCTAAGCCTGCTGTGGCAGTAGGTCTTAGTAGTCCCGTAACTTTATTTGTCGCAGTCCGCGTCTCATCATATATTCCTTTCCAGCTGAATAATTCTATATCGGCATCGCTTTGGTCAAAGTACACTTCGCCTTTTCGTATCGGCACAGCTGGTGCATTTTCCAGTTCTGGCGTCCCAAATTCCTCTTTTGTCCGACACGTGTGCATCGCATTTAGCCCCTGTTCGTACACCGTCGCAGGCTTTATTTCAATTATTGTCATTATTATCCCATGTTCCTGTGCCTCATAATTTACCGTCATAGAACCCGTATTTAGACCTGCCTGACTGGTCACATGTCCTTGCGGTGTTTGTCCCGTTTTTGCGTCGCCGTAGCTCGTTTGCACTATACCCTGTGCCGTTATTTCGAAGGTGTCTACTCCTATCAATTCAGGCCTCTGGAGCCTCGCGTCCTGCCGTTTGATGCCGAACCTTTGTTCCAGCCAGTCTATATATCGGTACTCCATCTTCGCATTATTTGAGAGCATCGCCATGATTAATATACTATTTAGCATATCATTTACATTTATGCCTACTCCCCCAGACCCCAAGTCTACCTGCATGAAGGTTGACCCTATATTTAAGGAAGATATCTTGCCGTCGGACATGCGTCCGCCAATCGCCACTGGTATCGTTCCAATAGTACCAAATTCGCCTGTCATCGACCCGTCGGTATATTCGAATCCGTCGAACGTGGTCACACGTGCTATGCTTCCTTCCGCTATTGGTACTATCGGAGTTATGCCCCGTAGCTGGTATACCTGCCCATTCGTGTAATAGTCGTTCTCCCACAAGCATTTTATTAGGTCGAAGTTTAATTCACCGACCTTTTCTTGTTGGATATCGACGGGTCTATAGTGCTCGTTATATATCATATTATACGCCTTAACATAATAATCCATTATTCTCATTTTCGCGGTTTTAGCGGCGCCAACCATCAGATTATTTATAGGGTACCCCAAATAATCTAGCACGCTTCCTTCTATGCTTTTTCCCGCGGCGGCCATCTCTAGCTGTATCGTCTTCAAGTCCAAATACGGCATTTCGTACGCATTTTTCCCATCTATGCCTCCTTGAATAAACTCTTCCCAGTTTTTATCAAGTATTCTGTAAGGTGTGAAAAATGTTTTTTTTACCATCATTATTCTGTGTATCACGGTACTTACCCATGGAAAAAATTGCGCTTGACAGGTCTCATTCACGTTTATTTGCTGGCTTGGTAGCAGTTCTCGAGACCATATTGGTATTAGCCACCCTACGTTTATTGTCGTTTGATGTGTTTCTTTCATCGCGAGGCTCGAATAGCTTCGTTCGATGTTTAAGTGCTTCTTGTAACCATTATTTTGATTTATTTTATTTACGTTTATTGTCATTTATTTCTCTTCCTTTATTATTTTTGCTTCTATTCCTTCCAGATATATTATTGCACTCTTCGCCTCTTCTATTTGTTTTTTAATTTCATTCTGCATGAATTCTATCATTTTTTCGGTTTCATTTTTTTGGCAATATCTCATCGTCCCTATTTGTTTTTTGTCTAGTTTATTTATATATCCTATTAACTCTTTTTTCATTTTTTTTCATTTCCTTGATTTGTCTGTACATCGGTAACTTTTCTTTTTGTAAATCTATCCACTCTCCCGCAATGACTATCGGGTAGCTACCCGTCTTTATTATCATGTCTTCGCTCTTTCTTTCCATCTTTCCCCTTTTATCACGCCAATTTTTGGCGTAACACAAACGCTAGTGCGTGAGCTTTCGACCACGACCCGTGGCGAGCGTCCTTCCTCTTGATATATTAATCGCTCGTTGGCCTATTCTTTCGCTTCAATAGCCAATCTCTCCCCCTTTATTTCCTCTCTTAATCGTTCTTTCATCTCTTTCTCATATTTTTCTTTTACTTCTTCTCTTTTTCTTTCTTCTCTCCCTTTATTTATTTTATCATATTCTTCCACCTGCTCTTTTAGCTGTCTTTGTAGCTCGACCTGCTCTTCTATTCCCATGTACTTGGGGTGTGTTCGACACTCTACCCCTTCTGTTCTCCTACTTCTATTTGTCCTTGCTCCCAGTGACGCCGCCACTCGCGCATCTGCCTTTATTTTTTCGTAAAGTTCCGCTACCGTAAGCGTTACTTTCTGCTCGACGTATGTCTGGTCTCCTATTACTTCATTTTTTGCTTTAGTCCTATAAGCCTTTACTTTTTCTCTTTGCATACCTTAACCCCTTTTTTTTATTTTAACCCGCCTAATCCCACGACAATTCGATGCCCTGCACTCCACAGTTTTTTATTTTATCCGTAATACCACTATTGCGGCGATGGCTATTATCAGGACTTCCATACTTTGCTCCATTATTTCCATTAACATTCTATTTTATCTCTCATGCCGTAAGGGCTTTTTAGCATGCTTGCTTCTTTGTTTTTTGCTTTACCATTTATTTTATTCCATATTTCATTACTCATTATTTTCTCCTCTACTCTATATTTTCCCTCTTTTTTTATTTCATTTCTATAGTATTCTTTGTATAGCATTTTTTCTATTATCTCCTCCGCTAGATTACTGCAATGCTCGTACCATTCGTCGTTTTGCTCTCTTTCTTGCTCTCTTCTTTTTCTTTTTTCTTCGTATATCCTTACCACGTCTATTTTTATTTCTTTATAATATTCTTTATTTTTTATTTCCGCAAGTTTTATTTTCACTTCTATTGCTTCTTCCATCTTTTTCGTGTATCTTCCTTCTCTATTTTTTACTACTTTATAGTTATTTTTGTTTATTATTTCTCTGTCGCAACGCATTCCTTCTATATAGTACACCGTCGTTATTTTGGTTGTGTATCTTATTTTATACCCTTCCATTTCGTGTATTTTTTTGACGTAGTACCTCGGAATAGGCTTTTGCCGCCCATCCATCCCTATACTCATCTTTTCTGCCCATTGCTTCACATTCTTTTCTGCCCATTCTTTGCCAAGGCCTTGACTTTGTCTTTGGTAGGGCTTCACTCTCCCTATTTCTTCGTATTTCTCGTTCTCTGTGCCTATTTTTTTGCGTACATAGCCTAGCACATATTTTATTATTTTTTCGTTTATTTTATTTGTCGGCATGTCTACGTATCCTCTGCCCCAGCTCCTATTCACTATCACTTTTACTTCTTCGGTGGCTTCTATTCCGTATATTATCGCGTGATAATGTGGTCTTCTCCTCTCTCCTCCGTATTCGCCACAATATATATACTTAATTTTTGTCCTTGTCCCTAATCTTTGTCGTAGACTTTTGAAAAACTTCCTCATGTCTTCTTTTACGAGGTTCCCGCCTTTGTCTTCTTTGCACTGTTTTTTAAATTTTGTTTTTTCGCACTTTGTCATATTCTTGCTGTCATATGTCAAAGTTATGAATATGGCTTTTTTTTGCGTTATCAGCTCGTGATAAGCCCGTGTCGTCCATTCGCTACTTTTTTGTGCCCTACATATTTGGCACTTTCCGCATGGAAATACTCTTTTATTTTTTGTTACCACTGGGTCTACGCAATTTTCTAATATTTCTATCATATTCTTCCATTTTTAAGGGGCTTTCGCCCCTTTATTTATCTTCTCCACTTTTTGGCTACGCTTCTCCCGTAGTTCATCCCTCTTTTTGCTGCCCCATATTTGTCTCCGCTAAGCACCCGCCATAACCATGCTCCTACTCCCCC